TGCCGGTCTTGGAGAAACATTCACATTGGCGCGCTGCCCCAGGTAATCAGTTCATTTGATAAAAAAATAAACACCTAATAGGTGTTTATTTATAATCTTCTCCTGTTATTTCCTTATATTCTTCTTTTGTTATCCATTTTCCAACTGCATTATATACTCTTGCTTCATTCCAAATTCCATTATCATAATATTTTTTTACCTTTTCAAAATTTTTGCTATGTTCATTCATTGACTACACCTCCTCAAGATCAACATCAGTCATCATTGCTAGATATTCTATATCTGCTTTTGTTTTTATTTTATCAATTTCATCAGCAGATAATTGTCTTAATACAAAGTAATAGCCATCTTCATAATGAACAATTTGTACTAATTCTACATGTTCAAGTTCTTCAGATGTTTTATCAGTTTCATTTTCAATTGTAATTTTTGATAATTTACCTTTAAAATCATCTTCAGTTATTTTTGTTTTTGAAATATAATTATTTCCACTCAATTTTAAGTCTTTAAGTTGTGTTCCATCAGATAACGTAATTTTCCATGATTTTTCCATTTCGGTACCTCCTTAAATAAATCATAATATAATTGCGACATATTACTTATTTGTTGCATTGACATTTTTTTATAATTTCCTGCCATCCAACTTTTAAAACTATTTTCTATATCGTTACTTTTCATTTTCCCTTTGTCCAATAGTCTTTTGTATGCTTTTAGTTTTCTTCTTTCTCGAGTTACTGTTTTTGTACTTATCTTTTTTATTATTCTTCCTGTTGGTGTTAGTGAATAATTTATTTGTAATACTTTAAATTGTTGAGATAATTTTACTATTCTTGTTTTCCTATCATTAACTATTAATCCTAGTTTACTTGATATAATTTTTATTTCTTTTAGTAATTGCTTTAAAAATTCTTTATCTTGATGAATGATATAACTATCATCCGTATATCTTCCATAATATTTGCATCCTCTAACAATTTTTATATAATTGTCTATTTGTGATGGATACGAAATTCCTATATTTTGAGATGGTTGACTTCCAATATCTACGCCTTTTCCATTTTTATTATCTATATTAAATACATCAAATAGATTTTTTAAAATCCACATAGTAATTTTTGCTTCTTCAGGGTTTACTTTTCTTAAAAAATATTGTAACTTCTTTAAACATAAATCATGAGGAATACTTGCATAATATCCGCTAAAATCAATTAACAATATGTATCCCTCATTACTTTTATATTTTCTATAATATTGATGTAAGTGTGTTTCAAATCTTTTTCTATGAAAAGCCACACCTCTATTCTTTTGACTTGCACCATTATCATAGATTAAATATGGAGAAATAGCTGGACTTAAAACATTATCGCAAAGTAAATGATTAATTGTTTTATCAACCATATTATTACTTGTAATATGTCTTATTTTTCCTCGTTCATTTATAGTAAATTTTTTTCCTGCTACTGGTTTATATTTCCACTCTTTCAAATCTTTTAAAATTTGTGCTGTTTCTATCAAATGGTTCATTTCGAACAATTGTGATTGATATTTAAAAGGTGCTCCTTGAATTGCCTTTGTTCCAGCTTCATAAATTTTATTTGCATCATAAAAAATATTCATAAAAATCACTTTAATAGTATTACTGGTCGTAACCAAATACATAATGATTAGTATTTATCAATTCTGCTATTGAAGGGATAATCTTTCCTTTCCTTTTCCCATATCCATACGATGGAATCAAGTCCATATAAATAAATTGTATGGGTTGTGAAATCAGGACGAACACCGTTGACATTCGAAGCGTTGTTGTAACTCGAATTACCATTGTTGCTGACATTCGCGAAATTCGTAGAAGAAACGACATACAAAGATTACCCACTAATTATTATTTTTTTATATTTTTTAAAAACCTATTGTCAGTTTGTCGAAGTGATTTTATCATATTAAATTCTTTTTGAATTCTAGAACCAAATTCATATACTTATTCAAATCAGCATATAAACATTCTCCTGCATATTGCAATTCATCTTGAAGTGCATTACAACAAGCCATAGCTCTGTCCATTTCTATACGTCTTTCTTCAAACTCTGACATATATGTTGGAAATATTGTATTTGCAATTCTTAAATGCCTACTTATTCCTGTTGCTAATTCTATTACATTGTCTGATACTCTATTTATTTGATTTCTATAAAATTTATACATATTTTCTTTTATTCTTATTTGTTCCTTTTCATCAAGTCCTTTTATTCTATTGTTTATTTTCTCTTCTATTTTTGAAAATGTTATATAAAAATTATTTTCTGCTAAATTTGTTACTGCCATTCTTATCATATATGCATTATGAATTGTTTGCAATTTTGATTCTTTTCTTTCACTTTTCTTTATCTCTGACATTGTAAAATAATACTATTTCTCCTTTTCTATTTTTTCAACAGAAATTATATCATTTTTATTTTCTTATTTTAACTATCTTGAAAGCTAACTATACTATATGACAGGGCATAAAGCCCTGTCGATGTCTGATTACACGATTAGGAAAGCAGGACGAACACCGCCGACATACGAAGCGCTGCCGTAACCCGAATGACCACGGTAGCCGACAAACGCGAAATCCGTAGAAGAAACGACATCTCTTAACCAGTACCAATATCTATCTCCAGCATCATTTCTAGCAACAATCGAATCATGTCTTAACCTGAATAATGATAATTGAGAATTGTCTATTTGATAATTGTTAGGAAATGTAGATCCATTTGTAGCATTTTTGAATATTTGACAACCATAAACCATTATCTCATTCATCAATTCTATATCAGAATCGTACCATGTTCCTCCGGTCTCACATCCATTTGAAACTGCATTTTGTAAATGATTTCTATGCTTTAATATGTGACTTGTTTCAAAATCATTTTTTATTACTGTTTTAAATTGTGCTAAATTTGTTTTATACATCGCTCTACCAATATAAGCTCCATCAGTTATATTACTAGCATTCATTTGTGCTGTTCCCATTATTCTTTCCGGTATCATCAAAACATGAGGTTTTGTACATTCTGTATCTCCCATGTGTAATCTATAATTAATATCGGCTACTAAATATTTTCTACCACTTGTTTTTCCTATGATATAATCTCCAACGAATATATCATCAAATGTTCCTGCTGCAATTTGTTTACTTAATGTCCCATCATAAAATAAATCAGTAATATCTTTTCCTCTATAAATACTATTATGTGCACCTGCATTTTTTTCTACAAGTGCAGTAAGTAATGTGGAAATTTTAACTTTTTTAGTTGTTCCATTTTCCACATCAACAACAGGTAATATATCTGTTGTTTGAAGATTCTTTAATTCTTCAAGTTCTGAAATTTTTTTAATTCCCATAATTGTAAAATCCTCCTTATTTTTTTACATTCCAACTACTAATCTTGTATTATCCTCTGTTGCAATATAATATCCATCTTCTGTTATAATTGGCGAAATTGCATCTTCTAAATTCTCTCTTGTTTCATTTAAAATAGTAGTTAAATTATCTATTTCTAATTGTATTTTTCCTGCTGCATCTTCTGACAACTGATTTTTCATCTTTTCAAACCAATTAGTAAACTCCTGTTCTTCAGTATTAAAGAAATTTGCCATAATATTTTTAAATTCTGTAAAATATGTATCGTGTTCCGCTTCTTGATCTTCATAATATTTCTTATATGCCTCTTGCCATTGTGCATATAATGTTGATGTATCAACTTGATATATTAAACTTGTAACCCAAGGACATTCACTACTACCTCTACAGTCTTTTATTAAGTCTTGTGTAATTTTTATACAAGATGGACTAATCGTAATATCAGCTAATCTAAATTCAATGATGTTTTCTTCAGTATTTATTGATGGATGTACTGGGTTGCTTGATGCAGTCCCTTTTCTATATACTATATTTCCTGCTCTTCCTAATTGAGTTTTATCCATTTGAGCTATAATACTGTCTATTCTAGTTAATACATCAGAATTTTGTGCTGTAGTTATTGTCAAATTGCTTGGATTTTCAAACCACTTATCCCCAATTAGTGCATAACCTGCTGAAACTATAATATTCATCCCATTATTTGCAGTAAAAACTTGCAAATAATCGGAAGGTTCACCTTTTGGAGTTGCAAAAACACCATTACTTATTAATTTTCTATATGGTCTATTCATATCATCTGCTGAATAAACACGATCATTATTTATCGCATCAAAAAAACCAGCAGTAACTTCAAATTTTACATCGTTTTCCATTTTTGCCTCCTATTCACTTTTTATATTTTGAAATGTCGGTTCCATTTTATATCCATTATCATCTATACTCTCTAATATTTCAGATATCCTAACATTAATTGAAATTCCGTATTCATTTACAATATTTACAATATCACCTAGATTATAATCATCTTTATATGTATAATTAGCTCCTATAATAACATCTCCTGTAAAAGATGTAATTGATTTATATTCAGACATTTTTTCATATCCAACACTTTTTAGGTTTTCAATATAAATATTATTACATAATACTACTTCAGTAATTTCTCCATCATCATTTTTTGTTAAAATAGCTATATTAGTTCCGTTTACTTGATAATATATTGTGCCATTTATATTCTTTTCATTACCATTAGGATAACTACTTAATAATTCATCATAATCAATTGAACTTGAAACATCTCTTGCATCCACATATAATTCATGTCTGTTAATTCCTGTCCCACTACCAATTGTAACAGTTTTTCTTTCTATTCCTTCGCCTTCTCCTGCAACAATAGCAATATTTTTTATATTGCTATCATCTTTGGTATAATCCGTTGTAGATATGTTATCATAGTTTTGTGAAAATTGAACATAATCACTTCTATCTTTCCCTTTATATAAAGAAAATACAAATTTTCTATCTTTTATAACAATTTTATATCCCCACTCGTAATTCTGACATAATTCTTGAATTTTTGTACCTACATAATCATAAGTAACTTGTTCTCTTATTGTTTCTTTAAATCCTACTTTATCTGCTAATACAAAGTTTTCTATTTTTCTTTCTTTGTTGGTAGGATTTATTATAGAATCCGTAATTAAAGTTCTTATATAATCTTCAACTAATCCATTAAAATTCGTTTGTTTGGCTACTATTCTTGAATTTAGTATATTTTTTATATCTGTACCTGTTATAATTAATTGATCTCCATTTTCTTCATCAGTTTTTATTTCAATTTTTGTTATTTCGCAAACCATATCGTCTTTTTTCCTAGCAATATATTTGCATTCTTTTATTTTTTTGATATTTTCAATAGTTGCAGAAATAACAAGTTCACAATCTCCCAATTCATTATATCTAGGAAC